CCGGCGTGCCGACCGGCGGCAGGATCGGCGTGGTGGCGTAGAGGCCCGCCTCCAGCCCATCCCAGCCGAAAAACGCGTCCAGGTTCAGCGCCGCCCCGGCCGCGATGGCGGGGTTCGTGCCGACGGCGAATGCCGGCGAGCCACCACCGGACGGGATCACCACGGGCAGCGAATACCGCACCAGCGCGGCGCTGGGCGTGATCTCCGTCGGCGTCACCGTCACGCCGAATGCGGTCAAGCGCGGCGCCGGAACGCCCCAGCCGCTGAGGAACGCGGCGAAGCGGCTGAACACGTAGCTGCCCTCGGCAAGCGCCACCGGGAGCGTGCCAAGATGCCGAAAGATGTTCGCCGCCGCCGTGCCGACCACCTGCACGCGCCGCCCCTGCACGCCCAGCGAGGCCGACTGCGCGAGATAGGTGGTGATGCTGGTGTCCGTGCCCGACGTGGCGTAGGTGGTGGGCAGCCCCGCGCCCGACACCGGCTCCATGCGCGGGTTGGTCCAGATGTTGGTGCGCCCCGGCTCCATCAGCAGGCCGAGGGACACGCCAGCCGCGTCCCAATGCAGGCGGCCGGTGTTGACGCCCACCTCGCGCCATACGCCATCGGGACCGCGCCGCGTGCCGCCAGAGGCGCGGCTGATCGTCACGCGCGGGTCAATGATGCCCGAACGGGCGAAATCCAGGTCAACGGGCGCGCGCATCAGGCGATCCTCTCGAAGCGGGTGTCGTCGCGGCGGGCGAGCGTGAGGCCCGCGCCGTCAGCCACCGTGACGCTGGTGGCGCTGGCGCCGATCACGGCCGAGGCCGCGCGGTTGATGGTCAGGGTGTTGCCCGAGCGGTTCCAGACCTGCACCCACCACCCGTCTGGCAACTGCGCGATGAGGGGCAGCGTCCAGGTCAGGGTGCCGCTCTCCGCGATCAGGGTCCGGCCCCAATCGTCTGGGGTGATCTGGTAAGCCGCGCCCGCCGCCACAGGCCAGCGACCCCGCAGGGCATTGGCCGCGACGAATGCCGCGCTGCCCAGGTCCGCGTTGCGCGGCGTCTCGGTCGGGTCGGTGCCGGGGGTGGGGATGTTCTGCGCGGCGGCGATGGCGGCGTTGGCCTGGGTGGTCGCGATGCCGGCCTGCGTGGTGGCGGTGTTGGCGCCGGCCGTGGCAATGCCGGCCTGGGTGGTGGCGGTGCCTGCCTGTGTCGTCGCAATGCCGGCCTGCGTGGTCGCCGTGCTGGCGCTGCCCGCCGCCGCGCTGGCCGAGCCCGCGGCGGCACCCGCGCTGCCGCTGGCCGCCTGGGCACTCGTATCGGCCGCACTGGCCGACCCTGCCGCCGCACCCGCGCTGGAGGCCGCGGCCTGCGCGCTGAGCGCCGCCGCATCAGCCTGGCCCTCGGCATCCCCGACAGCGCTCTCCGCCGCCACTTGCGCGGCCTGGGCAGCGTCGCGGGCAGCGCGGGCGGCAACCGCCACCGCGCTCTCGCCCTCGCCGAACACCTGCACCAGATTGCCGGCCGCGCCGGCGAGCACCACGTCAGGCATCCACGTTGTTCCTCGTGTTCACGATGATTTCGCCCTGGAGGAGCGTGCGCTGGGTGCCCTCAAGCCATGCCTCCATTTCGTAGGAGAGCGCGGTGGCCAGCGGGAAATCTCGGGTCTGCTCCAGCGTGAAGGCCACGGACCACATGCCCACCTCGGCCGGGTTGTCCTGGTCGAACAGCACCACTTCCGCGTCCTCATCACTGCGCAGGGTCAGTGAGCCGCCGTCCCAGGTGACCGTCAGAACGATGACGGCGCCCGCCAGCGTGCGGCCCGCGCCGGTGCTGTCCACGTCTCGGAACACGCGCGGCGCGTTGTTCCCGGCCCAGACGGGCCAGCGCCAGAACGGCGGCGCACTCACGACAGCGCCTCGATTTGCGCCTGGAGGGCGGCGAGCTGCGCCTGCAACTGGCTCAGCGTCGGCGGCGGCATCGTCTCGGCGCTGAACACGCGGGGCTCGGGCTCGGGCGGCAGATCGTCACGCCCCGCAGCCGCGGCGGCGGCCTCGGGATACAGGGGATCGTCATGGGTGACGTGGTAGCCGCCACCCGGGTGCTCGATGACGAACGTGCCGTCAGGGCGCGGCGCATAGATGACCTTGACCATCAGGCGACCCTTTCCACAGAACCGAGAATGCCGAACCCGGCGGAAGTGGTCGCGATCAGCGTCCCGCCCGGCTGCTGCCCAGCGAGCGCATCCACCGCGGCACCACCCGCGTAGACCGTGACGTTGTATTTCCACTGACCACCTGCGGGCAGGGTGAAGTTGGCCAGCTCAGGCACCACCACGGGCAGCACGGTCGCCGACGAAGGAAACAGCGGCACGGGCGCGCCCGAGACCATGCGGAACTGCGCGCCGATCCACTGCACGGTGACGATGTGGCCGGCCGTCAGGTCGCCCGCGATCAGGCTGCCGCCGCCCGGCCGCGCCAGGGTCTGCGCGCCTGTCCCATCCACCTCCAGCGTGGCCGCGCCGGTGTTGGTGGTCGCCACCAGGAAGCGGAACACCTGCCCCGTCCGTAGCGCCCGCACGGGCGGCACATGCGCGATGACGGGCGCATTGGCGGTGCCGGTGGCGGTGGGGATGGTGCGGTTGAAGCGGATGATGTCCGCCGTGGCCGCGACATAGACGCGCTTCGTGCCGGCGGGCAGGTTGAGCAGGCTGCCGGTGGTGCTCCAGATCAGCGTGCGCGCGAGCGTGTCCGGCGTGCCGGCCGAGACGACGCCCACGCTCATCTCGATATCACCTGCCTCCGTCTCGATAATGAAGGTCGCCACCCCGCCATTGCCGAAGCCCTGGATAAAGGTGCGGCTGAGCGGCACAACGCCATCCAGGTTCAGCGTCCCGGTCCCGGTGGTGGTGGTGGTCTGTTCGACAAAATCCGCGATGCTCATGCGCTGCCCTCAGACCGTCTCGCGCAGCTCGAAGGCCGCGCTGTGGAATGCGAAGTTCTCGTGAGTGATGGCCGGCACCTGCGCGAGGCGGCCGATGATGGCCTGGCGGCCGATGGTGTCCGGGCTGTCGGGGTAGGGGATGAACAGCACCTGTTTGCGGGTGCCCACGGCACGGCGGAAGTCTGGCAACACGGCCTCCGCCTCGTCCCGACTCAGGCTGGCCAGGTCGAAGCGCACCACGCGCTGGAACGCGCCCACATCCACCGTCTCCAGCAGGCTGCGCGGGTTGATCTGCACGCGACTGCTGTCGGGGGCGGAGGAGACGCCCCCATAGGCGAAGTTCCGGCTGGGCCGCCACGCAGGCCCGATCCATGCGCGGCCGATGTCGAGAAAGCCCGGCTCGACCCGCTTGCTACAGCCGCGCAGGTCCGTGCGCCAATAGCGGGCCGAGACCGGCGCGGAGAGCGGCAGGGCATGGATGCCAAAGCCCGGCACCCAGCCGCCCGATGCGGGGCCGAGGTCGGTATCCCCGGCCGCCACCACCTCGATCGTGGCATCCCACAGCGCCACCTGGCCCACATTGCCGGTGTCCGCGAAGAAGAAGGCCCCGTAGCCGGCTTGGGCGGTCACGTTGGTGAAGGTGACGCTTAGCCGCGCGGGACCAGACGCCGGAAGCGCCGACATGCTCAGCGTCGCATTCGCCGCACCGGTCCCGTTGTGGAACTGCGCCGAGATGATGTTGCCGGTGGTGCCCGTGCCGCTGATCCGCTGCGCGCTGACCGAGACCCGGTATTGCGTGTTCGCCGCCAGCACCACCGGCGCGCGCACGAAGCTGTTGCTGGTGGAGCTGCTGGTGTAGGCGGTGGCCAGCGCCCCGCCCGCGATCTCCACCGGCCCCACCCGCGTCGTGTTGGCCCCCAGGGTGGCGCCGGCATTGCTGTCCGTCGAAAGCGCCACCATCGGCGCCGGCATGGCCGCCGCGCTCAGCCGGTGCCGCACCGTGTCCGTGCTGGCCATCCACCCGCGCGCATCGCCGTCCGCGTCAATCCCGCCCGCATCCTGCGGCTGCGCGAGCGCCAGCACGCCGACCTCGCGCGCCTGCCCGAGGTCCACGGCCAGCGAGGGCGTCACCACCCCCGCGATGGTGCGCCACCGCGCGCGCAGCGAAGGTTCGCGAAGGTTGGCCGCGCTGAGCTGCGCGGCCTCGCTGCTGGCCGAGAGGCTGACGCCGGCTTTGTCGAGCCAGTTCGTGAAGCTGAGCAGGCAGGTCATCCGACCACCAACAGGTCCACGCGGGAGCCCCGCGCCACCTGCCCCAGCACCCGCGCATTCCGCCCGCCGTTCAGCCCCAGGCGCGGCCAGTCCAGCCGCACCGTCTGGCCCAGTGGCGCCCCATAGCCACCCACACCAGTCGGCACGCGATAGACGCGGCGGCCGGGCGCGTAGAGGTCCAGCAGGTTTTCCGCGAGCCCAACCGCCGAGGCCTCATCGTCATAGAGCGTGTCCAGGATCAGCTCCTCCGCCTGCCGGTATTGCTGGCGCCGCGGCGCGTCCGCGACCGCCACCACGCGCTGGGGCTGCGTCAGTTCCAGCCGCCGCGCCTCCGTGATGGTGGGCGGGGCCACCAGGTCGGTGGCCGTCAGGGTGGTCCAGTTGCGGCGCCAGCCGGCCCGCACGCGCCAATAGACGGGCGCGGGGTCCAGCTCCTCCACCTCGCCCGTGATGTTCCGCACGTCGAACAGCAGCCCGGGCGCGGGCGACGGGATGGCGAGGCGGCCCAGCGTGATGACCCCCGTGCCGTCATCGCCCCAGTAGAGGGCGCCACCGGCCGCCACGCGCGAGACCGCCTCGCCCACGCTCACCAGGTCCGCCAGGACGATGCCCGCGGCGCCGGGCGCCCAGACCTCCGCGCTGTCCCAGGCGGCGGCGGAAATGGTGGCGTCGAAGCGCGTCAGGATGCGGCGCATGATGGCGGGCAGCGAGGAGGCGAAGACGCCGCCCTGCACGTCGCCGCGCGCGTCGAACAGCACCTCGCCCGATGGCGCCGAGCCCAGCCGGAAGAAGCTGCCCGTGCTGGTCAGAGCCCAGTCGTAGAACCCCGCCGCCGGCGCCGTGCCCTCCAGCGCGCCATAGCCGCCGCGGTCCACCCCCGCCGTCACGGGCGCGCCCGCGTCATAGACGGCCAGCAGGGCATCGGCCTGGCGGGCATGGATGCGATAGATCAGCCGCGCCGGGTCCACGAGCTGCGGCGTCACGGTCCGCACCGTGCCGTAGATCTCCATGATGGGCTGGCCGGCCAGCGCCGCCGTGCCCTCGGGCCCGCCCACGCCGCCATAGAGGCCCAGCATCGGCACCGAGAGCCGATAGGCGGCGTCCCGCGCCAGCAGCCGCAGCGTCTCGCCCTGGGTGCGCCAGCCCACGCCCACGCCGTCGAACAGCGTGCGGGCCTGCCCATAGGTGGCCGCCCGGCTGGGCAGCAGCGACACCCGCACCGGGTAGCCGTCCACCGCCAGCGTGTCCGCGAAGGCATCGCCGCGCCCATCGGCGTTCATCACGCCCAGGGCCGCCACCGACAGCGCCACGCGGCGTTCCGCGCCCGGCGTGAGGGGAATGGCGCGCTCCAGGCTCCACTCGCCCAGGCGGCCCGGGAAATGGGTGTTCGGCAGGGCGGCGTCGTCGGGCTGCGAGGTCCAGTCCACATCGGACCAGCGCAGCCGGATATCGCCCCCCACCACGCGGCCGCGCTTCACGCCCAGCGGCTGCTTGCCGAGGGCGGGCCAGGGCGACGGCACCACGCTGGGCACGCGGTCACTGGCCATCACCTCCGCCAGCAGCACCCCGTCGAACACCGTGGCACTGTCGGCCGCCAGCAGGGCAGGCCCAGGCAGGGCGCCCCGGGCCATGGTGCCCAGGGTTTCGCGGCCAAGCGCGCGCCTCATGCCGCCACCGCCCGCCGGTCGGCGTCGCGGCGCTGCTGGGCGGCCATCTCCCCGATCCGCTCATTGAGGGTGCGGATTTCGTTCTGCAGCCCAGCCACCACCTGGGCGAAGGCGCCGATCAGCGCCGCATCCCCCATGCCCTCCGTCGCCCGCTGGCCCGTCTGCGCCACCGTCTGCCGGACGAACATCTCGCGCTGGGCATAGGCCTCCGTCGCCCCGCCCAGCACATTGCGCGAGGTGGACAGCAGCGCATCGGCCGAGCGCGTCAGCCCCGCCAGGTCGCCCGCCTGCTGGGCGGCACGGAACTGGCGCTCCGCCTCCTCCATCTGCGCGAAGGGGCTGAGGCTGCTGTTCGCGCCCAGGCGCTGGTTGTTCAGCCAGTCGAGCACGCCCTGCGCGCTCTGCCGGATCGCCGCGTTCTGGCGTTCCGACAACTCGCGCTGGAGGGCCAGGCGCTCCTCGCCCAGGATGCGCTCGTTCCGCAGCAGCGTGTCGGCCGCCACCTCGCCCACAATGCCCAGGTCGCGCAGCGCGTCCCGCGTGGCCTGGATCTGTTGCGTGGCCTGGATGTCGAACTGCGCGAGCGATGCCGTCAGGTCATCACCGGCCAGCGCACGCTCGCGCCCGAACAGCCCGCGGCGGAGGTTGTCGAAGGACAGGCTGCGCCGCCCCTCGGCATCCGCCACCGCGGCCGCGCGCGCATCGGCCAGGCCCTGTTCGGCCAGGCCCAACGCCCGGGCGCGCTCAATGGCCGCATCGAAGGGCGCCACCAGGTCGCGCAGCCGCCCCGTCCACTGGTCGGTCAGGCCCGTCACGTCCTGGAGGGCGCGATAGGCGCCGTTGAAGAATTCCAGGTTGCCGGTCAGGGCCTCCAGGTTCGCGCTGTTGCGGACGATGCCGGCCAGCTCGGTCGAGAGATCAGAGGCCGTGTCCTGGAAGGCGCGGAACAACTCCTGCGCCGCATATTCGGACAGGGCGCGCAGCCCGGCCTCGTCATTGTTGAAGCGCTGCGTGGCGGGGCCGGAGGCGAGGTTGGCGCCGCTGTTGCCGCTGCCGCGCCCGATGCGGAATTCGATGCCCGGCCCGTCGCCGCGCTCATTGCCCACGCGCAGGTCAAAGCCCCCGGCCGCGCGGAAGCCGAGCTGCTGCGCCAGCGCGGCCTCCTGGGCCATGATGCTGGCCGCGATCTGGTCGGCCTGGCTGCGGTTCTCCGCGCTGAAGCGGTTTCCGCCGAAGCCGATGTTGCGCGGCTGCTCTGCGCCGAAGTCGTAGAGCACGCCTTGCATGCGCGAGGAGGGCCGCTGGCCGGGCAGCAGGCTGCCGATGATGCCCAGCGCCAGGGCGGCGGGGCCCAGGATGGGCGCGAGGGACGCGCCGATGCCCGTCAGCGTCGCCATGCCGGCCGCCATACCGGCCGCGCCGCCCAAGCCCTGCACGGCCCCGCCGATGCCGCCGCGCTGGATGCCGTTGTAGATCCCGAAGGCGCCCGCGCCGATGCCGCCGATGGCGCCGAGGGCCGAGCCCATGGTCACCGTCATGGAGCCCTGCGTTCCGTCCATCAGCGCGCCGAAGTTCGACGGGCTGAAAGCCGAGGACGGCGTGTAGAGCGGGGTGCTCAGGAAGTTGCCGATGCTGGTACCCATGCCGCCAAACATGCCGCCGGAACCGAACAGCGAGCCGCCACCCAGCGACCGGCCAAGCCCCACCCCGGAAAGGACCTGATCGAGCCCGCCGCCCAACCCGCCCGTGCCGCCACCCAGGATGTTGCCCAGATTGCCCAGCGTGCCGCCACCGGCCGACGCACCGAAGATCGGCGCGATGATGGGGCGGATGATGGCCTGCGCGGCGATGCTGGCGAAGGTGGAGATGGCCGCGCGCCGGAAGCTGTCCATAAGGCTGCGAAACCCGCCGCCCGTGTTCTCGAAGGCGCGGGCGAAGGCATCGCCGAAGAAGTTGGTGATGCGGTCCACCGTCTGGTTGGCTTCGCGCTCACGCTCCTGCGTGGCGCGCTGGGCGGCTTGCCTCGCCGCCCTCTGCGCGGGGTCAAGCTCGGAAACGGCGCGGTTGAACTGCTCTTGGCTGACCCGGCCGGCGTCCAGGGCGGCGCGCAGTTGGGTGAGCTGCTGTTCGTATTTCTGGGCCTCGGTCTGGGTCTGCTGCACCAGCGCCACGCCACGCTCGATTTCGCGGGCGTGCGCGCGCTCTTCGTCGGTCAGCCGATTGGTGGCGCGCGCGGCCCTGTCCGCCCCACCTTCGATGCGCTGCAGCGCCCGCGCCAGCTCCTCATTCGCCAGAGCGCGAAGGCGCGTCGCCTCCGCCGCCGTGGTGGCTCCCGCCGCAAGCCCGGCATCAATGGCCTCGAGGCGCTTCCGGTGGTCCTCGCGCGCCTTGGCCTCGCGGTCCAGCGCATCGCGCGCCGTGTTGAAGGCGGCTGTGGCCGCCGCGCGCTGCGCTTCCAGGCGCTGTCGAGAGGCGCGGTCCTCCTCCGCCTGCTGCGCGAAGTTGCCCTCCGCGCGCAGTCGCTCCACCCGTTCCTGCGCCTCGGCATACACGGCCTGTTCGGCGGCGAGCTGCGCGCGCAGCTCCGCCAGGCGTTCCGCGTTCGCCGCCGCAGAGCCGCCGGCGATCTGCGCCCCGCGAGGGATGGACCCGGGCCGCACGGGCGCGCCCCCGGCCGCAGCGGCAATCTGCGCCTCAAGCGCCTGCTGCCGGGCAAGGCTGCCCTGAACGTCCGCCGCCGCGCGCTGCCCTTCGTCGGGGAAGAAAAAGCCGCCCGCCCCCCGAACCGCCGCCGCCGCCGCCGTGGCCGCGCGCGCAATGCCCTGCGACAGCCCCAGCGCCTGATCCAGCCGCCCGACGAAGTCCAACATCGCCTGGCCGAGCGCCGAGAATGCCCGGCCCATCGTCGGCGTCATGCGCTCGAACTGCTCGTTGATCTGCTCGCTCGCGCGAAGCAGCGCCTGGAAGACGCGGTCGCTGGTGAGCTGGCCCTCGCTGCCCATGGTGCGGAGCTGGCCCACTGACACGCCCAGCTCCCGCGCCAGCGCCTCCGCCAGCGTGGGCATGTTTTCCAGGATGGACCGCAGCTCATCCCCCTGGAGACGGCCGGACGCCAGCGCCTGCCCAAGCTGCAGCACACCGGCCGCCGATTCCTGCGCGCTGCTGCCCGCGATGATGCCGGCCTGCTGGATGGTGCGCGTGAGGGTAATGACCTGGGAATTCGTGGCGCCGATTTCCCGCGCCGCGATGGAGAACCGCACGAACGCATTGGCACTTTCGCCAATGGCCGCGCCGGTCTGCTGGCTCAGGTCCACCAACTGCCGATAGACGGCGCCGGCTGCTTCGACGCTGCCCGTGGCGGCCTGGAGGCGGTTCATGGTGGTGGTGAACTGGTCGCCCGCCTGAGCCACCTGCCGCGCGGCCACGAAGAGCGCGCCCAGGGCCGCCGCCGCGGCGAGGCCGGCCGGGCCGATGGAGGACAGCGCGGCACCCAGCGGGCCAAGCCGCGAGGCGAAGGAGGATGCCGTGGCCTCGGCCTGCTGCATGGCGCCACGCAGGTTGTCGTTGGCCGCCACCGCGCGCTGGGCGGCTTGGCTGGCCCGGTCCTGCCGCTCCTGGAGGAGCTGCATGTTCCGGGCGTAGCGCTCGGCCGAGATCAGCCCGCGCTGGTGGGCCCGGTCCAGCAGCTCCTGATCGCGGGCCAGCTTCGCCGCCGCTGCCGCCGCGGGGTCGAGCTGCCGCGTCATGCGCTCCACCGCGCGCGTCAGGCTGGTCTGGCTGTCCGCCGTGCGCTGGGTGGCCTGCGTGACCTGCTGGTTGGCCTGGATGACCTGCTGGCCGGCCGCCTGGAATTGCTGCGCGCCCTGCTGGGCGGGGCGCGCATCGAACACCAGGGCGGTGATGACGTCATTCCGGCCGTAGGTGCCGCTCATGCCGCATTCCCTTGCGGGGCTGCCCAAATTCCGTGCATTTTGGAGGCTCCCCGACAGGAGGTTGCTATGAGACTGGCTCTGATGGCCGTGCTGGCGCTGGCGGCGTGCGCGCAGGGGCCGGGCGTCTATTCCGCCTCGGAACTGGCGGCGATGCAGCGAGAGCTGAACGATCCGGACACCATCGCGCGCCGGGCAGCAGTCGAAGAACAGGTCCGCCGCCAACACACCGCAGCGAACGCCCTGGCCGACCTATCGCGCATGCCCTACGCGGACATGCAGCGGCGGGCGCGAGAGATGGCGGAGGCGGAAGTCCCGCCCAGAACCCCTCGCCGCACCCAAGCTGTGACGCGGCGGGCCAATGAGCTGGTGACCGCCGCCCTGGACCTCTCAACCCAGCGCGCGCGGCGGGAGCAGGAGGCCCGCCAGCACGCCGCCGAGCGCAGCCGCCAGGAGGCCTATTGCCGGTCCCTCTCGGCCGACATCGCCATGGCCGGATCGTCTGGCGCCGACATCATCGTGCGGGGCCTGCTGGGCGTGCCGCTGGAGCGGCAGAGCAGCCTCTACCACTCCTGCATGTCCGGCTTCGCCAGGACCGACGCCTACCTCAGCCGGTAGGCGCCCGCCCTTGCGACGCCCTCACCTGCTGCGCCATCCAGGCGTGATCGAGGGCGGTGAGGGCTTCCACCTCCCAAGGCGTCAGGCGCAGGCCGCGCAGTCCGGCCCATGCCGCGATTTCCGTGTAGCCAATCGGCCCCGGCCCCATCCCCCCAGCGGGCCGCGCGCGGTGCAGCTCCAGGAACCAGCCCCAGAGGTAGACCGCCGCGGCGGGGCAACCGGGCCCGGCCAACTCGGCCGCGTGGCGTTCGGCCTTGGGGCCGCCGCGTTCGACCAGGGCCTCCAGGGCTGCCCGGCCGGTGTTCCCCTTGGCGTCGGGGGTATCGAGGCTGAATTGGTGCTCCGCGTGGGCGATCAGCCCTTCGCGGAGCTCCCGATAAAAGCCGCGTCGGCGGCCACGAAGTCATAGAACTGCGTGGCGACCCAGCCATAGGCGGGCTCGTGCAGCAGCCGCACCGCGTTCTCGCGCGTGTAGGCGAAGGGCTCGCCGTTCATCGTCACCGGCGACCAGCCGAGGATGCGGCGGGCGAAGCGCTGCGCCAAGTCGCGGCGCTGCTGTTCGGCGTCCACCTCCGGCGCTTTCCACTTGCGGCCGTTCACGCGGGCCTGCTCCTGCTCGCGCTCCAGGTGGAGGCGCTGGCGGGTGAGCTCATTGGCGATGGCCACGGTCTCGGGGTGGCCCGGCCCGGCGATCTGCATGGTCCAGGTGGTGGGCTCGCCCGTGGTGGGGTGGGCGATGGTCAGGGTGGCGGTGTCCTGCACCACCACCGAGCCGAGGTCGAAGGGTTCCATGTGCGTCCTCTGTCGGGAGGTGGGCGGGGTGCCGACACACCCCGCCCGGTTCACGCGCGCGAACGCGCAGTCCGCTGGCGGGCGGATGGGGTCAGCCCTTGGCGGGCTTCGGCGCCAGCGCCTCGGGCGCGGGCTCCGGCCGCTTCACCGCGGCCGTCTCGGACACCGGGATGGCCGCCAGCGTCGAAAGCTGGAAGTCGACCCGATAGCCGTCCGAACGGGCGGCCAGGATGGCGGTGTTGAGCGCGCCCGCGGCGTCGCGGATGGCCTTCTCATGATTCATGGTGCGGGCCCTCAGGCGGCGGAGGTGGAAAGGCGGAGCATGGTCGGGTCGAAGGCGCCGCCGGCCTCATCGATCCCCACCACCAGCGGCAGGGTCTGGGTGCGGGGGCCGTCCTGCCCCAGCGCGCTTTTGGTCGCGCCGCCCAGCGTCAGGTTCGTCAGCGCCAGGGCCCAATAGTCGTTCGTGCCCGGGATGCCGCACAGCAGGTGCAGGGCGAGCTGCGTCTCGTCCAGGAAGCGGGACACGTCCGCCAGGTCCTCGCGCAGGGCGGTGATTTCGGCCGTGACGGTCGCGAGGTTGGTGAACACGTCCGGCGTGACGTTGCTGGCCGCCACCGAAACCGGCTGGGCGGAGAGGTCGAAGCCCAGCGTGAAGCCGGTCAGGTCCACGATGTTCTTGCTGCCGAGGCGCAGCCCCGCATCCACCACCGACAGCGGGAGCGTGGTGGAGAAGGTGGGGCTGGTGAAGTACGGGCTGCTGCCCGTGGCCAGCACCTCGCCATCCTGCCCGACCATGTTGAAGGTGACGTTGATGAGGTTGTCCGGCCGCATCTCCAGGCTGAATCCGCCCACGCGCACGCCGTCGAAGCGCTCGCTCTGGTCGATGTCCACCTCGTACTCCTCGAAGGAGAAGTCGCGGTTCACCGGCGTGCTGGGCTGGATGAGCGTCTTGCCGCGCGTGACCGACCAGGTGGAGATGGGGCCGGCCTCGACGCTCAGCGTCTCCGCCACCGTGATCTTGGTGGCGGTCAGGCCCACCACGCGGCACGGGATCTGGTTGCCCGAGGCGACGCCGGCCGTGAAGCGCACCACCTGCCCCACCCGGATGCCGGCCGTAATCCAGGAGCCGGTGGAGATCGTGAAGCCATCGGCCTGCACGGACAGGGTGGCGCTCGACACGCTGGCCTGGGTAATGGTCGCCGCGGCGCTCCAGGTGCCGCGCAGCGCGGCCTCGAACAGTGCGTCGAAGGTGCCGATGCTCAGCTCGGCCTGGTAGCTGCCGGCCACCGCCCGCTGGCCGTGCCGGCCGCGCGTCCGCATGCCGTCGCGGCGGTTCTCGTTCGACGGGATGGCCTGCTTCGTCAGGTTCAGCCCGCCCGTGACGGGGCGGAAGCCCGTCGCGCCGGAACCGACCACCGCCGGCGTCCCATAGGCGCCCGCGTTCGCCTTGTAGGCCACAACCACGTTGCGGCCGGTCTGATAGGGCATGATGCTCTCCTGAGGGTGTGACCGGCCGCCCGGTCAGTCGTGGTAGAGGTAGAAGAAGGGCGCGCTGGCCGTGCTGCCGTGATAGAGCCCGTCCTCATCCGTGGGCCGGCCCGTGCCGAGCGACAGGCCGGACATGTAGACCCCGCCGAAGATGGCGCTGGACAGCAGCGCGCGGGCGTTGCGGAACATGGCCGCGATGGAGGCCCGCCCCGTCTGGATGGGCGTCATCAGGTGCAGCATGACCACGCCGTCCATGCGGTTCAGCCGCGCGCCGGGCTGGCCGATATAGGGCACGTCCCGCCCGCCGATGACCTCGACGGAGGCGAATGGCGCGACATCGTGCTCGATGTATTCCTCATTCGGAAACCGCAGCCGGGCCAGCGGCGTGGCCGTCCAGCCCGCCACGAGCCGCGCCCGGATCAGCTCCTCCGCGGTGTAGGCGTCGGCCATCAGCGCAGCCTCAGCACGAGGGCGGGATAGGTGATGGGCTGCCCGGCGCGGTTCTCGGGGCGGATGCGGCGCCGGCGCGAAACGGTCGGGTCGCGATAGTCGTTCTTCAGCTCGTACCCGCCTTCGATGTAGATGAAGCGGGCCAGCACCTCGACCGAGTTGCCGAACCGCGCCGCCACCCGGGCCTTGGCGATCTCCAGGTAGCCGGGCGGGACATGCTTCAGGTTGAAGGGCCGGCCATCCGGGCGCTTGCCCACCAGCAGCCGCCGCGCATAGGGCTGGTCATTGGCGATCGTGACCTCGGTCGCGTCGCGCGGCACGTCCTGCACTTGGCGGCCCGCCACCATGAAGAACCACGCCCCCGCCAGGCGGCCGGAGCGCTTGGGCGTCTCGTCCTCCAGCTCCGCCTTCGCCCGGTAGGCGGCCTCCCGCAGGTTGTCGAATTCGTAGCGGATGATGCCGAAGGGCTTGACCTGCTCCTCGCCCACCCCCACCCGGCCGTCCACGATACGGCGCACGCGCGGCGGGAATTCCACCGTGGCCAGATGCTGGGCCAGACCCTGGCGGGCGATGGCGGCGTGGCGCTTCTGGAACTCCGGCGAGGCCACATCGCGCATCTGCAGCCGGATGACCTCCTCGAACCCGCGCGCCATCAGAGCCCCACCAGCCAGTTGAGTTGGTCGGCGCCGGAGCAGAACCGCCCATGGGCGCGGAAGCATCCGACCCCCAGCCACGCCAACAGCGACAGCGCCAGAAGCGCGACGGGCCAAGACCACCACGGGGAGCGGCGGCGCGCCATCAGGCGCCCCTCACATGCACGTCCCAGCCGACCAGGCGCTCGCCCACATAGCGCGGCACGGCGCCCTGAACGGCCCAGGTGCGGCCGGCGTCCACCAGCAGGTCGCCCCGCTTCGGGCCGCCCAGCGCGCCCGTGGCGGCGTCCAGCACCGCCTTCGCGTCGCCCTGCATCAGGCCGCCTTGGTCGGATGTGCCCGTGTAGCCGGCCAGCACGCCGCGCAGCGTCACCTGCTGGAAGGCGCCGCCCGTGCCGACGCGGCGCCGCAGCACCATCGGACGGCCCTGGCGGGCCAGCATGTTGGCGGTGGCGTTCTGGAGGCTCATGCGCGCAGCATCCGATAGGGCGACAACAGCGCCGCCGCCTGGGGCGGCATGTCCTCCGCACCGGCGCGCGGGTCCAAGTAGCTGACCGCCCCCACGCCCTGCACGCTCTCGCTGCGCAGCATGGGGTCGCGCCCGCGGGCCTCATAGGCCGCCGTCACGAGGAGCCGCGCCGCGCGCTCCACATCGGCCGGCAGGTCCCGCCCCGCCTGGCCGGGCAGCAGGTAGCCCGCCGTGTAGGTCACCACCACGGCGCGCGCCCGCCAGCCGCGGCGCTCGTCCCCATCCAGGCGGTAGAGGATGCCAGCCTCGGCATCCACCTCGAAGCCTTCCGGCGCCAGGGCCGTGCCATCCACCAGCACCGACGCCACCGCCACCACTGGGCAGCGCGAAAGCAGCAGCGCCTCCCGGTCATGCCCCACGGCCCGAAACGTCTCCTGCACCGTGGCGCGCCCCCACACGCGGTCGCAATGCCGGGCAATGGTGGCGCTGGCGGCGATGATCTCGCTCGCCAGCCACGGGTCCTGGTCGAAGGTGCCGGCCAGGCCGAGGTCAGCCTTCACCACGTCGAGCAGCACCAGCGCCGAAGCGCTGGGCGGCGTGATGGTGGTGAGGATACCCTCGGCCATGGACATCAGGCCGCCGGCGCCTGGTTCGGGTGGCCCAGCACCACCGCGGCCGAGTAGGCCACGGAGGTGCCGCTGTTGAGCGTGCCGAACACGCGCAGGTACCGGCGCGGGCCGATGTATCCGACCTCCAACACGCTGTTCTGCACGAGCGCCGCCGGGAAAGCGCCGACAAGGTCAGCAGCCGTCACGTCGGTGAAGTCGCCGCCGGTGGTGGTGTCGCTGTGTTGCAGCTTCAGGGTGACGTTGCCCGAGGAGGCCACCGCCCCCACGGCCACCGCCACCATCGCGCTATCGAAGCCGCGGGTGTCCACAACCTCGCCGGTAACGGTCGAGGCCGAATGGACGGCGGGCCGGATGCTTTCACGAATGGCCAGATTGCTGGCCAGGTCACGGGATGCCATGTGCGCGCCTCCTTACGAGCCGAACCGGACGAACTTCACGGCCTCGAACTGGACCGCCGCACCGCCGACACGGCGGAAGACATGGAACTTCACGAAGCCCGGCTGCGTGATCTCGTCGCGGATCACGCGCATGCCGAGGCGGTCCACCACCTGATAGGCCACCGCGAAGTTGCCGAAGGCCATGGAGAGCGAGCCGGTGCCGAGCGCCGGCATGTCCTCCGCCTTCGTCACCGGGAAGCCCAGCAGCGTGGGCGGCTGGCCAGCCTGGAGACCGGGCTGCCACAGGTAGGCGTTGGTGGTCGCCTCCTTGAACTTGCGGATCAGCGAGATCACGCTGCGCCGCGTCACCCACCGCGCGCCATCGCGGTAGCCGTCCTTCATGGCCTCCACCACGTCGATCAGAATGTCGGCCGGGTTGGAGGCGGCGAAGGCACCATTCGCGGTCGTGTTGAAGTGCTCGAAGGTGCCCCAGGGGCGCGACGCATCGACCGTCGCCGCGGTCGGGTAGGTCGTGAAGCCGCGCGGCTTCGCCACGCCGTCGCCCACCACGAAGGCGGCGCCCTCGGCGCGCGCGAAGCGGTCGGCCGCCTTCTCGATCAGCCACGCCTCCACGTCCACCACGGCATCGTCCAGCAGCTTCCGCGTGGTGCGCGGATAGGCGTACATCTCCTCGGCGGGGATGCGGTACTTGCCGAGCTGCGGCGTGCTGGTCTCGGTGCGGGCCTGCGTCTCGCCCGTCCAGGCGAAGCCCGCCTCGTCCAGGTCGTTCAGGCCCTCCAGCGCATCGGAGCCGATCGGCTGCACGGCCGAAATCTGGCGGATGGGCGACAGGTCGCGCACGCGGGTGATGATGCGGCCGCTCATGTCCGCCGGCACGAGATAGCCGCCATCCGGATCGGAGCCGACCGACATCGCCTTGCGCTGATCGTCGTAGAAGGCGTTCTGCCCCTTGCGGAGAAAGCCCTCGAAGCCCTGCTTGTAGTCCAGCATGGCTTCGGCACCGACCGGCGTGTGGTTGCGCTTCTGCTCAGCCGCGTGCATGGACAGCAGCAGGTTGAAGCCCTTCAGCTCGTTTTCGACGCCGCTGGGGCCCGCGCCGCTGAGGCCGAGGCGATTGAGCTTCTTCTCCAGCTCATCGCTGCGCTTCTGCTCTTCCGCCAGCTTGGTGTTGATGTCCTCCAGCCGGTCCAGCTCGGCCTCGATGCGGGACATCTTCTCGGACGTGACCACGTCGGCCATGCCCTTCTGGAGCTCCGCGAGCTGCTGCGTGTGGGTGGCCTTGAATTCCTCGAAGGCCTTGTTGAGGTCGCTGACAAGCGTGTCGTCAGGCATGGGTGTCTCCTATCGGGAGGTGAGAGTGGCAAGCAGGCGCTTCAGCTCCTGCGACTGGCCCGCCTCATCAGCGTCCCGCTGGGGCATGGCTTTGAAGCCGTGGGCGAGGATCGCCTTGGCCTCGGACCGCGAGAACCCGGCTTCGCGCAGGGCCTCCTCGGCATCACGGATGGTGGGACCCTCGCCCTTCACGCGCTGCACCTGGGCGCGCGTGTTCATGGGCATGGTGACCACCGAAATCTCGAACAGGTCCACCGCCTTGATGCGGCGGACCCGGCCATTGCGCTCGAACTCGGCGCCGCCTTCCGCCACGCGGTAGCCGATGGACAGGCCCTTGAGGGCGCCCTCCTTCATCAGCGCATGCACATCACGCGCCTTGGCCACATCGAGGATGAGTTGCCCCTTGGCCATCAGGCCGCGGTCATCCTCGCGCAGCTCCAGCCACTTCCCGATGGGCGGCTGCCGCACATCGTGGCCCCAGAGCATCGCCACATCGCCCGCGCCGCGCTTCTGGAGGGTGCTGGAAAAGGCGCCCCGCTCCACGATGTCGCCGCCCAGGTCGATGTTGCCGAACACGCTGGCATAGCCAACGAATTCGCCGCGCGCCGCCGCTTCGGGATCCGCGAATTTGAACTCGGCGGACGCCTCGATGAAGTCCTTCATGGTGCCCCCTATTCAGGCGCCGGGGGGTTGCCCACGGTCATGTTGAGCGGCGACAAGGGCTCGGACAGCCCTTCGATGGGGTCCAGCTCCTCCCACTCGCGCGCCTCGTTCCGGGTCAGCCAGCCGGCCGCGATGCCGCGCGCGTAGTATTCGCCGCGGTCCTTCGCGGCGCCGCGCAGCAGCTCGGTATCGATGAACTTCGGATACAAGCCCTCGGCTCGCTCCCGCGGCGTCAGAAGGTGCCGGCGGATGGACGCCTCGAAGCGCCGATGCCAGGGCCGGACCGTGTGGACCGAATGGGCCAGGAACATCTGTTCCGCGCTGGCGTAAGTCGCGGCCTTGTCGCTGTAGCCGACCATGATCGGCATCACGCCCATGAAACGGCAGATTTCCTCAATCTGGTGGCGGCGCGTCTCGAGATGCTGCGCGTCCACGCCCGACATGGCGATAGGTATCCACTTCGCCGCGCGATCAAGCACGAAGGGCCGGCCGGTGTTCTCCACCCCCGCCATCGTCTCCACGATCATCGTGCGAAGGCGCCGATACTGCTTGTCATCCAGCGAGCCATCCACCGACCAGGCGCCTGAAGTCCGCACCCCGTTCCGGTGAAGCGCCGCGTGCGAGCCCTCCAGGGCAAGGGAGAGGCCGATGGCCTCGCGCGCCAGCCGCACCGCGTTCAGGCCCGCATAGCCATTCCAGCTTGGGCCGCGGACATGCCAGACGGTCTCGGCCGGAAGCTCCCTCCGCTGGCCATTGCCGTCGGTGAACCAGTACCGCATCCGCCAGTCGGCTTCCTGCTTCACCTCCACGCGGCCAGGATCCAGCGGGATCAGCTCCGCCACCGCGCCACGCACCCGGTTGACGAACGAAAAGGCGTTGCCGGTCAGGACCGCGTGGAAGGCCAGGGTCTCCCGGTACTCCAGGCTGTCCTGCCACTCGTTCGGCTGGTTGTGCAGGACCTCGAACAGAGGGTGGCTGAACGCCGCCTCGCGGCGGCCCGTGCGCGCGTCCTTGCGATACAGCCGCAACGGCACCGTCGCCACGCCATCCGCGATCACGCCCGCGCAGCGAAGGACCGTGCTAACCTCCAGGGCGGTCTTCCAATTGACATCCAGCCCCGTGCGGGAGGCCTGGCCACCGCGCAGCAGCGCCAGGACGTCATCGGAGAAGCCCTTCCCGGACCACCGGAAAGGGTTGAGGCGCGACCAGATTGACATCACGCCTCCTGCGTTTCGTCCGTGTCCCAGAAGGACCGACCTCCGCTCGCCTCCGGGTTGAACCCCATCAGGTGCGCGGCGTTGAACACCGCCATCAGCGGATCGATCTTCCCGTAGCCGCTCGCCGCGCGCTCGATCAGCACCGCCGTCGAGGTCTGCCGCACCTTCGCGTTGCCCGCGCACCAGGCCAGCAGCCGCGACCCGGAGTGCTTCAGCGTCCCATCGGCCAGCTTCCGCTCGACCGTCTTGCTGGCGTTCATCAGCCGGATGCCCTGCGGCACGCCGGTCAGGAGCTTCGCGTCCTCGGTGACGCCAATCTCGGCCAGGGCGTCCACCAGGCCGCCGATGCCGGCAGGGTCAGCCCCCACCATCGCCAGCAGCCCGGCATCCTTCACCAGGCCGACATGCTCCACGATCCACTCCAGGTCATCCGGCAGGCCGTCCACGAGCGTCAGGTCGCCGTCGGCCATGAAGTCCTGGTAGACCGTGGCGTTGGCCTTGCGCCGCTCCAGACCCTCGGGGCTGATCAGCGCATGGGCCCAGACCAGCCAGCGCCGCGTCTCGCGCTCTCGCCCGATGGCGCCGAACCCGAACAGATCATCGAGCCCGCCGCCATCCACCCCCAGCGTCACGCACTCGCTCCGGTCCAGCAGCTCGGCCAGCGTCCGCGGCCCGCCATTCCCCCGGGTCCACACCGCAGCGCCGGCCCAGCCGTCAGAGCCCGCCCCGACCGTGATTTGGACATTGAGGTGCTTGGCCTCAAAGTCGCGCAGTGCCGCATCCCCCGCGGCCCGCGCCTTCTCGAACTCCCGCGCCAGGAACGCCTCGTCTACCGAGGCGCCCAGGTTCGGGTTGGTGATGCGCCAGTTCCGCGGCTCGCGGTGCGCCTTGGCCTTCAGCA